GCGCTGGCCAACTTGGCGGCGACCTTGGGGTTGTCGGAACGCACGGCGGTCTGGCGGCAGACGCTGCGGATCAGGTCGGTGGCGGCCAGCGTGTCCTCGGTTCGCCAGCGTTGACCGTCCCACACCAGCCAGCGCCCCCAGGCCGCCACGTAGCGCCAGTCGCGGTGGTAGCGGCGGGTGAAGGACAGCGCCAGCGCGTCCTCGGTGCCCCAGACGGATTCGTCGCTGCTGACCACCGGATCGACGTCATCGGCCACGTCGTGCATCTGCAGGCGCGGCCCGTGGGTGAGGAAGGTAGCGACATCGAAGCCTTCGGCGATGGCGTCGGCCACATCCCAGCCCTCGGCAGCTTCCTCAGGCGGATACAGAATGTGGCAGGACTTGGCTCCCGCCGACAGGATGGCCTGTGCTGCCTGCGTCGCGTACTCCCAGCCCGGCTTGTCACGGTCGGGCCAGATCAGCACCGACTTGGCCGAAAGCGGCGACCAGTCGGTCTTATCGACCGGAGCATTCGCGCCGTGCATCGCGGTGGTCGCCACGATGCCCGCATCGATCAGGGCCTGCGCGCATTTCTCACCCTCGACCAGCACCACCTGCGCGGCACTGGTCATCCCTGGCTGGTTGTAGAGCGGGCGAGGATCGGGCGGTGCCATCCTGCGCCGCTTGGCATCCCAGGGCCGGAACTGCTTCTTCTGCCCGGGCGGGTCGTAGCGATAGACGACGGCGATGAGATGTCCTGCCGCATCGAGGTAGTCCCACTTCGCTGTGGCTGGGCCGAGCTCGTCGACCGGCACGTCTTTCTTGCCGGATCGGCGTACCGGCATCTCGCGAGCGCGACCGAGCAGATCGGCGGCGGCATCCAGCACACGATTGAAGTCGGTGTGTATGGATAGCGCTAAATGTCCGGCGATCAGCGAAAAGATGTCGCCGCCATCGCCGGTGGCGCGATCCGTCCACAGCCCGGCCTTCTCGCCATCCAGCACCACCTCGAGGCTGTCGCCGGGACTGCCCAGCACGTCGCCGATCAGGAACTTGCCACGACGTCTTTTGCCTGCTGGAAACAGCGTGGCCAGCACCGAGGAAAGGCCCACGATCAGTCCGGCACGCAGCTCCTCGCGTTCGCGGTCATCAAGGATGCGCTGGGGCTCGACTGGTTTTTGGGTGTCGTTGAAGTCAAGCATCGGTGGCACCTCCGATCACATCGGCGATACCGGCCAGCTCGTGCGGGATGCGAGATTCGTGGCGCAACTTGCGCAGAGCCTTCCCCTCAATCTGGCGGACGCGCTCGCGCGTGACCTCCATCTTCTCGGCGATCTCGTCGAGCGACGAGCCGACAAAAAAGCGCTCGCGGATCACGTCCGCCTCACGCGGCGTCAGCGACTTGAGGGCATCCTGGATGATTCGGCCTGCCTGCGCGTGGCTGGCCAGCCGCAACGGGTCGGCAGACGCCGTTCCACACGCCAGTGCTTGCACGCTGTCTGCATCCAGATCGATGCTGGAATGGTTCGTTTCCAGCGGCTGGAGCTGGGCATCCGACCACAGGTCTGAGGGTGATGCGTTCAGGAAGTCACATAGGTTCCACGCGCATTTCCGCAGCAAACCATCCGGCGTCAGCGGCGACCGGGTGAGGTTGATGTATGGCAACAGCGCCCCGTAGTAGCTGATGCCGATGGCGGCAGCGAACGGTGCGCCCGGCCTGTGACCCGCCCGCTCGATGGCACGCAGCAGCCGGGCATTGCGCACAGAGATGCGGACACGGTAGTCACTCATGCGCGCCTCCTTGCGTGACCGCCCATGCCCTGAGTTCCGACATCCGGAAGCGAACCATCTGGCCGACCCGGTAGTGCGGAATGCGCTTCGAGACGCGGCACCGAGGCTTGGTGAAGTAGTACGACGGAAGATTCAGCTGTTGGGCCGCGTGGCGTGCCCCCACCATCGGTTCCTCCGCTGGTGCTTGTGACTGGGTATGGTTCATTGCGTCCTCCAGCAGCGGTCTTGCCACGCACACATCCGGCATTCGAAGTGGGTCGGGTCATTGAAGGCGCGTGGCAGTAGTTCACCTGCCTCGGTGGCCGTGATGACCTTCACCGCCCGATCCGACATGCGTTGGGCCAGCGCCGCGTCAAAGGGCACGAGCTCGGTGTAGATCTCCATCGTGTCGGCGTTGAGCGCCGTGAAGATCGCCGGGTGCTCGTGCAATTCGAGATAGGCTTGATAAATCGCCACTTGCGCGGCGTAGATGGGCTTGGAGATGGCCAAGCCCTTTTTCTCCAGGTCACTCCAGGACTTGTTGCCCAGGCACTTGCACTCCCAGAGCGCGGGATAGGCGAAGCCCTCGGGGCCCGCGACGACGACGCCATCGACGTGGCCTTGCAGGCGACCGTCAGCCACCGAAAAGCCGAACTGCTCGCCGTCGGCCTTACGGGTGCGCAGGTCAAAACCTGCGTCCCGCAGCCACGCGACCATGCAGTCCTCCATGACGTGGCCACGCTCGAAGATGCGCAGCATCCGGCCCGGAATGTCGCGTCCGTGATCGATGGGGGCCTTGGCGTACTCGAACTGCAGTGCGCGTTCGCAGGCCACCCCGAGGCGCGAGGCCCCGAGGTACTGGCGCTCAGACTGGCGGGCGCGGGCCTGCTGCAATCCGGCGTCGACCAGCGCCGTGACCTGTCCGGAGATGCTCGAAGTGGAATTGAAGTCCATCATGACTTCCTCCCCTTCGGTTCTTCCCAGGGCAGGTCGTCCTCCAGATCCGCGAACGGATTGGCGGCATCGGGTGCCAGCGGATCGGGCGTGGGCGGCAAGCCCCGCACGGGCGGGAACTTGGTGACCTCGTGGTGCGCGACCATCGCGTCCGACCAGCAGGTGACGATGGCGTCGATCACCCGCAGCGCTTCGGCCTCAGAGTAGTCGCCCAGCGGCTTGGTGAACCCGATCTCACCCGCTGCCTCGCCGAAGGCCTTGAGGCATTGGCGCATGGCGGTCAGTTCGACTTCAGACGGATCGATCATGGCGACCTCCGTCTTGTCGATGCGACCTTCCTTGGCCCGCTGCCAGTTGCCGTACAGCGCGTGGAACGCGTCCTGGCAGCGACGGGAACAGAACACCCAGTCGATGGGATAGCGCCGGGGATCGCCCACACTGTGACGGTTGTCGGTGTGGCCGTAGCCCCGGGCCTGTCGTTTGCAGACCCAGCATTTCACGCCCCCTCCTCGAGTTCATCGAGCAGCAGGCCCAACTGCAGGGCAGCGCCAGCAAAGGCGGCCTCGCAGCGGCGCTTGAAGTCGGGATAGCTCATCGAGCTGCGCGCAATCGCCGTGACCGCGTGAATCTGCGATTCCAAATGCGCGAGTCCCTGATCGGACAGCCACTGGTGGTGCTTCTGCGAGATGCCCTTGCGATTGCGGATCTCGCCCAGCAAGTCCTCTGGCAGCACCGGCCCGTAGACCCAGCGAAGCGTGATCTGGCCGACGACGTGCGGAGGGTTCTGGTCGTGGCCCTGGTACTTCCAGCCGAACAACCGATAAATGGCGCGGTAGTAGTCCGGGTGGAAACGGCGCTCCCACGACGCGCAGGACTGGCGCAGCAACTTGGAGATCAGTTCCTGCAATGCGTCCGGTGCGCGGTGGTGCTGGTAGCCGGTGGCCTCGTCGATCAGCGCGACCTCGCCGGTGGTGGCCAGCGCCCGCATGATCGTCAGGCAGTTGCCGACGATGCCCTGCCGAGCGCGGTGCAGCGTGCCCGCGATGGCCGCGTCCACCACGGAGGTGGCCACATCCGCGATGATGCCTGCGGGGAAGAACTGGGTCTGACGCCCCGATGGCAGCAAAATCGGCCCAGAAGATTTCTCCAGCATTGACAATGAGTTAGGCGCGATTTCGGCCAGAAAACGGGCAAAACGGCCACCCTTGTGCGATTCGTGGAAACCGAGGAGCTTGGCCAGTTCCTTGCGGACGTAGCCGCGCTCGCCGGTGGTGAGCACGACCGCCTCGCAGTCGAGATCGCCGAAATGCACGACGCCGTAGTGGCTGGCGGTGAGCATGGATGCGTTCATGGCGACCTCCCTCACTGAGCCCACGACGGTTTGCCCGTCACGGGGGCGCGTTGCGGAGCGGATGCTTGGTACGCGGGCGCTGCCTGCGCCGGAGCGCCGGAAGCCTTGGGCGGCACTCCCATCAACTTGGCGTAGTCGGGGTGGTCAGGCTCGACCGCGACCTTGACCACGTTGCGGTCTTGGCCCTTGCCGTCCTTCTCGAGGTCGACGCGGGCGAGGAACTCCAGGCCATCCAGTTCGTGGAAGCCTTGGATGCGACGCGCGGCGGCAGCCTGGGGGCTGTTGTCCTGCGGGTGAACGTTGCGGGCGCTGTTGAGTGCGGCGCGGATGAAGCTGCGCCCCATCTGGCCCCAGGTCGGACCCTTCTTGGAGTGCAGGCCGATGTTCGACCACATCTTGCGTTTGGCATGGTCGCCAGCGGTGACCACGAATTCGGCGGCGAGGTAGATCGAGCCGGTCTCGAAAGACTCGGTGGCGTAGCCGCCGCCCCAGCCCTGCGACGGGTCGTCGTAACCACCGGGCTTGAGGGTCATGCGCACCGGGACAACGGTGCCCTTGGGGATCAGATCAAAGCCGGACTGCTGCGATTCGGCGTCGTTGAAGTCGTTCCAGTTGCTGCTGGTGGATTGGTTGTTCATGGCGATTACTCCTGAGATTCGGTTTGTGCGGGGGCGGTCGAGGCGGTGGGCGAGGCGGATGCGCCCGCGCACTTGGCGATCAGCGCGCCGAGATGCGGCGGCTCCAGCAGGTCGAGGCGACCGCTGCGGTCTTTGGCCGGAAAGCCGTAGGGATTGACGGTGTGCGTGACGAAGGCGCGGTAGGTGCTGCCGTCCTCGGCCTTGATCTCGGCCAGCGTCACGACTTCATCAACAATTCCGACGATTTCGAGGCTGGTCTTGCTGCCCTCGATCTGAGGGGCGAAGAAGCTGCGGCCATAGTCGTCAGATCGGTTTTCG